GTCCTCTTTTAAATCTAGATTCATCCAAATTCAACTGATAAAAGTTTTTACCAGAAACAAGTTCTTTTATTGCCATAACTGTAGTAGCATCAGCATTCAATTCGTCAGCAATAGCACGAGAGAAAATAGAAGTAAGGGATTTACCTCCCTTCAAATTTTTTACGAGGATAGGAGCAGAAGTTTCTTTATATACATTACTATTTAATCCATCTAATTTAGTTTTTGCTGTACGACATACTGATGCAACTTCAGGATCTACTTTAGTTGGATTAGCAGCAATTTTTCTGTAAATATCAACTGGATCATGGACTAAATCTCCTAGAAAATATTGCATACCATATTCAAATACAATACTTCTACCAGATCTTTCTACATTAGAATACCCACTGCAAATACTAATCAATCTTTTAATGGTGGAATCTCTAGGAAGTTTAGAAAACTTATTAGGATATTTTAAAACCTCTGGCATGATGTTAGACCAGAAAGATGCTTTAGCACCAACACCATATTTACTTGATATAGGTGAAATGCCACCATCCCTCTGAACATTTCTATAATCAAAAATAGAATCAACACCAGAGAATGATGGATCTTCTGGAACAATATATTCTGGAAGAGTGTTGGTGTATATAAAATCAGTTTGACTAAATGCCGAAGTTTTTTTGGAAAGAATTAAAAATCCAGGAAGAAGTTCACCAACATACTTACCAATTTCAGTTTTATCTCCACCCTGAATATTACCATTCCAATTTATTCTTGATACGTCCCCCTCAATATTTTCATAAAAAAATTCAAACATCTGTTCAGTTAAGTATTCTGGAACTGATGGTTCATTTTCAAGACCATGCAGTATTGACTTTGCCAATTCTTCTGCTGTTCTAAAAACTCTGAAGTCATATTCAACACCATTATATAATCTCTTTTCTTTTTTTCCTAATTGAATTAGTTTATGAGATTCAATATTATATTTTGCTTTTTGTTCTGTTGGTTTTTGAATACTAGTTAATGGAAGAAATCCATAAGTTCCATCATCAAGACGAACACCTAACTGTGCTTTATATTCATCACCGCCAAATACAGTGATAGGTGTTCCGTGATCTAACTTTACTTTAGAATTACCTACCTTAAGATTATTTGTCGCAGCACTGGATTTACTATTAGCTTTTACAGTAGTTTTTACTTCCTGTCCCTTGAAGTATTTTTCCCACGCCTGCTTACCAGATCTTGCCATAAAAAATCCCCCTTACGGGGGTATTTATTAAAGGTCATTTGCGACTCGGTTTTCACTACGCTCGATACTGAAAGATCCTTCAGGATAACGAGCAGTCAATTTCTCAAAGTTCATTTGGGCAATCTCTTCAAAAGAAACATCAAGTGCTAAACATGCTTGAGCAACATACCACATAATATCTCCAAGTTCACGCTTCATATGAAAGATGTTATCTTCATTATAAGGTTTGCCTTGAAATGCAATCTTCTTTACAATCTCGGTAAACTCACCACCTTCTGCAGTAATACCAGCTGCAGCAGTCAGCAACCGTTGAATATCAGCACCTTGTTCTTTAAGTTCAATCAGGCGATTGATGAACTCTGTATTGTCACGCGATGCTGGACTCGTCGTACTAGCAACAAACTCAACATACTTATTAAAATCAATCGTCATAGTTTAAAATTTAAAATCGGTGAACTTTGCCATAGATTTACTTTGAGTTTTGGCAATTTCCTCAAAGTCATATTCTTGCCCAGAATCAACAATGTCTGATTGGGCAGTTTCTTCTACATCATACAACCTCATCTTCGCTCTGTCAATACCCACAACAAATCTTTTATGCATCGTGGGATCATTATAACGATTCTTTAATTGTTTGACCATGATTTGATTAAGGTTTTCAAGTTCTTCTGTGCTAATAAGAGCAAACATAAAGTCCGCAGTAGCAGGAAGTCCAAAAGATTCAGAAGTATCTGTAAGATCAATGTCACTACTACCGTAACCACTACGAGTAGTTTGAGTAGCGGTGACAATAGGTAGATCAAACTCCACCGCAAGACCACGAAGTTCTTCAGCAATCGCTTTAACATAAGTGTAAGAGTTTACTAGTGTTCCTTTGTATCGTGACGATGAACAAATGTTGAGATAGTCGATGAAGATGATATCGGGTTTAAAACTCTTCTTAAGTGATAGGTCATTGAGTAATGCTTTAAAGTGTCCAGCATGTGCAGACGCTGTAGGATACTCTTTAATGATAAGTTTACCATGGGTCTTTTGTGCTAATCTAGTTACTTTAGATGCGAAAATCTGTTCTGGGATCTCTTCGATGTCCTTGATATTAACATTAAGTAAGTTAGCATCGATGCGTTCCGCAATCTTTTCCTCTGCCATCTCCATAGTGATGTATAAAACATTCTTTCCCTGTAAAAGGGAAGCAGCAGCCATATGACACATGAACAGAGATTTGCCAACACCAGTTCCCGCCAACGCAACATTAAGAGTTTTATTGGGTATTCCCCCTTTCGTAATCTTATTAAAGAGCGTAAGATCGAATGGTATTTTATTTTCGTTGCGATGATAGTATTCATATCGATCCTGAAAATCTTCTATGTAATCGTGACCGATATGCTCATCAAAAGAAACAGCGAGTGCTTCTTGAAGTATTGATGGAATAGCATCTTCGGTTCTATTCTTATCTTTACCATCAGCAATCTTTACACTCTCAAGGAGTGCAAGATATACTGCTCGCTGTTTACACCACTTTTCAGTGGAATCAAGCATCCACTGAAAGTCTACATCTGTACTATTAATGTCGTCAATCTTCAGTTGTAATTCTTTATAAGAATCCTCGTTAAGATCTTTGCGATTATCAATCTCAATACGCAGAACTTCCTGCGAAGGAGTTTGTCCATAGGACACTACAAAGTCATTGATAGTATCGAAAAGAACTTTATCAGAATATTGTGTAAAGTATTCACCCTTTATGTAGGGGATTACCTTACGCATATAAGACTCGTTGTTAACGAGGTTCTTTAGAATAGTACTTTCAATTACTTCCATCAAGATCCGTAGCAGAATTCTTTTCGGGCACACTCATCGAGTGCTTGAAGAATATCAGGAGTAAAATATTTTTCAGGATCTTTATAGATGACTGAAGGATAAACACTGCCAGAATCAAGTTTAATACGGTTACCCACCCGCTCGAAGACTCCGTGCTTCTCACCCAGTTCCAGTAATCCATAATACTTGTCAAGTCCGCGTTCATCAAAATACAACCTCGTTTCAACATCAGAGTTTTCTTTGGTAAAGCGAGACTTTTGTGCCTTCACTTTGATAATGTTACCGACCTGTTCAGTACCATCCTTTTCCTTCTTTTTAGAGAGGAACAGAATAGTTGAAGCAGCATACTTCAGACCACTACCACCACCCATTTCTTTTGTAGGAACATAAGCACCGACAACTTCATAAGTGTGGTTGGTAACAATCAAAGGAATCCCTGCCTGACCCAGTTTCAACGACAGAATCCTGAAGATGGATTTGATCACTTGAGCACGGGTCATATCACGGGTTTCCTTTCCATCAGAAGCATCCTGAACCTCTTTAGAGGTGGACAGCATACCCAGAGAGTCTAGCACAAAAAGAAGCGGCGGGCGGTCTTCCTTTTTAAGTTTCATGTACTCATCAACAACCTTGATAGATTGAGTACGAAACTCCTGAACTGTAGTCACTGGAACAAGACCCACACGCTTTACATCAATGTCACGAGTAAGCATCATATCCTTTGAGATAGCAGATTCAGTCTCAAAGTAAATAACTTGACCTAACGGATTTGACTGTAAAAAGTTTTTGACGATTGATAGGGCAAAGAAAGTCTTTCCAGTGCTTGATTCCCCTGCGAGCGCAGTGATTTTATTTGATGGGAAACCACCAAATATACTCCCGCTGATAAGAGCGTTGAGAATATAAGAACCAGTGTCCACAAACGAAGTACAATCCCCTGCGGCGATGCCATCATCAACGACTGACGCAAATTCATTATCTAACTCCTTAATAATAGTGTTTAAAAAACTCATAATACCTCACGAAAAGAAACTGCTTAAAGAGCCTGTACGCTCATGCTTCCAACCAATGCATTCTAGCACAGATTTGAGTGGTTCCAGGAAACTTTTCTCAAACTGTAGCACATGATCAATATACTTCTCTAAACCAAACTCTGGAGGAAGTGTATTAAAAAATGAAATTACATTTTCCCCGATTGGATTGGGGGTCTTTAAATAGATGAATTTGATTTTTTCCCCTTCTTGGATAAGAGGAAATTTATTAGTAACTTTATGCTTTCGGATATAGTGATTATACAATAATGCACCTCGGACAGCAATAGGTGTACCCTTCTTATAAATCTGCGAATAACTCCTGTACTTCTCAAGACCATTACAACCTCGCGGGAATGCAATATCTAGGTAACTTTGCTTTCGGGTATCTGATTTAATTTGATCAATGAAATCAATCATATTATCATTAGTACCTTCAATCATAATCTTGTATGCTTTCTCAAGTTTATCTCGGAAATAGGCAGGAGTAGAAGATCGTTGAGTTTCAAGACCCATGATCTTCATCTTTGGTTGCTTATAGCGAACACCTTCACTATCCCATACGTTGAGAATGTAACGCTTTTTTGCCGTCCAGATGCCACGATTAGCGATATTCTCGCGCTTCATGTTCATCTTCTGATCATAAGCATTTACATACTCCGCCAGTTCTTTGTAGCAACTTTCAATATAAGGTTCAAGTTCCACTTGACACAATTTATCAAGGAATGAAACGACTTTCTCATCAGACGGCGTTCCTCCCTTGAATACATTCTTAACCAGATCACCCAGATTAAGATAGATGGAATCAGTATCCACAGCAATAACATAGTCCTTGTCCTCCGATTTAAGTACCTTATTCAGGTACTCATTCATTTTGTTTTCAATCCATCGAATTGAGAGTTGTCCAGAGAGAGTAATAGCTTCAGCATTTTCCAAGCGGAAATACCTGAAGTATTCATTACCAATAGCACCGTAGGCAGAGTTAAGTTGGATCTTTCTCGCCATCTGAATGTTATTATACTTGGCAATGTCCTTAACAAGTTGAGGGTTTTTAGTATTCTCATATTCCTGTTTAGCAGCGAGCATTTTCTTTTTGTAAATGGTACGCTCATTATAAATTTTCTCCATCAACTTTGGCAGGAATCCCTGCTTATCTGTAGTGAAAAACGTACCATTAGGGCAAATTGTCTGCCCAACTAGATCCGAAAGATCTAACTCCTGATTAAGAAGTTTGTCCACATTCACAGAGTCATGTCGATGAGGAAGCAGAGTTTCTGGACTGATGTTGTACTGCATAATCAGGTGAGGATACAGTGAGTTCAAGTCAAAGTTTACCACCCAATCGTAGATACCAGGAACAGGTTCCTTCACATAAGCACCAGCATACTGCTGATCTTTAGTGCTTTCACTCTTCGGAGGAATTACAATGTTCTCTCGTGATAGAGCATCATAGATAATGCTATCCCACATACGAACTTGATAGAACACATCCTCAAAGTTTACTTTGGCGTCGTATGCCATTGTCACAGCGAGTTCAATCAACTTCATTTTATCTTCCAACATGTCCACGAGTTCTACGTCATGGATGTTGTACTCAATAAACTTCTGCCAGTTGTTGCGATAGAAATCTTGGAAGTTCTCAAACTCACTGTGATCTAGTTTGTTTGCACCAAGTTCAATATACGCAATATGATCAAGACGATAACTCTCCTGATTAGTGTATGTAAACTTCTGATAGAGGTCGTAATAGTCTAAAGTGGCGACTCCGTAGATATCATAATAAAGTTTTTTCTGACCTTTGACATACAGTTCTCGTTCTTTCACCATATTCCAGCAGGACATGGAACGCATATGCTTTGTAGAAAGCACACGATCCATGCGGCGGCAAATGAATGGCATATCGAAGAATTTGACATTCCATCCAGTTACAATGTCAGGAGTTTTCTGAACCCAATACTCTAGAAACTTTGATAGAAGTTCTCGTTCATTCTTGCAGTAAACATAATGCACATCAGAGCGAGTGTTATTAAACTCACCGCATCCCCAAGTGATAATTTGTTTGCTGCCAAAGTCCTTAACTGTGATGCAAAGAATTTCTTCAGACGCTTCTTCTACGCTGGGAAATCCATTTTCGGATGTTGTCTCAATATCAAGAGACATGATGTTGAGTTGGGTGAAATCATAGTCAACATCACCAGGATACTTATCAAGAATATATTGGTACAGATACTTGGTATTGCCGTAGATAGTAAAGTTATCTACAGTTTCATAAGTTTGTACAAACTCTTTTGCTTCCTTGATGCTGCCAAACTTCACAGGTTCAACATAGGCACCCTCTAGTGTTTTATATTTGGTTTTCTTTTTAGACGGCACAAACAGGGTAGGGGAAAACCCCTCCCTGTGCTCTACTCGCTCACCACCACTGAATCCACGATACAAAACTGTATCATTGATAATGGCAACATTAGTATAAAAATTCATCAACCGACAACTTCACGATAGTATTTTAGCAGATCGTCACGCGGATCTACGATGGTCATAATATCAGCAGATCTAATGGGAATCTGTTTTTGATAAGTATATTCAATATAATTATCCAGTGTCAAATAGACTTTAGAACTATCGCCACCAATATGTTCTTCACCAAACTCTAAAGAATTAGGAGGGGGAGTGGAGAATTCATCGCTATCCTTCTTTTGATAAGTATAATTGCGAACAATCTCTTTAGGATTAATCAGAACACAATCAGCATCTTCGCCTTCGCGTTCTTCAATCTCCGAGATCAGATACTGATTGGTCTTCAGCAGAATCACTTTCACTGTCATCTTCTTTTACTCCAACATTTGTAATATAACTATCTAGGATATCATCTTTAGGGTTGCAAATAGTAACTACCCATTCATATGGAACTAGAAATTGTTCATTTTTTGAGGTGATTAACCACGGCTCAAAATTAATAATATTTTGAGTTTCAGTGCTTTCTTCATTTACTACATTTTGCTGTGATACTGTGATTCTTACTGGGCGAATAAAAACTAAACTCATTTGCTTTTCAGTTTCTTTATCAATAATCTCTCGCACATCTGCAATAAGTTCTTCACCAGATTTAAGTAAAACAAGTTGAACGGTCATAAACCTCCCACGAATTATACCTCATTATAACACGAGGTCAGTTCAATGACAAGCTGGCAACCTTGAGATTTCTTAAATGATTTGAGAGTTTATCTAGATATCCTCTGTTGCGTAGTTCTTTAAAGACAAGATTTTCTACAGCAAACTCACCGCCACGCT